GTCGCGGATACGTTGGAAAACCCCCGAGTAAAGCGGGGTATCCAGGAAATGCCGGGGGGTTTCACTCCACCCCGGCTTTTCACCGCAAAACCCCCCGATGTTGCCGGCACCTACGGGCCGGCCGCTCGCCAGTATGCCGCCGACCAGTTGGAAGTCGAGTTACTGCCGTGGCAAGCGTGGGCCCTCGACCGGATCCTGGAACACCGCTCCGATGGTTCGCTTCGGTGGCGAATCGTGGTGCTCACGGTGAGCCGGCAATCCGGGAAGTCGGTGCTTGGCCGGGTGGGGTGCTCGTGGCGGATGGGCAAGGGCCACGAGCACTTCGGCGAAAAACAGTTGGTATTGAGCACCGCCAATAAGCAGGTGACCGCCCGCGAACTCTGGCAGGAAGCCGCCTACACCATGATCGCCCACAATCCCGATCTTCGCTTGCGGTTGGCGCAAGGGGCGGAGGAAATGCGAATCCACCATGGAGCCGGCGGCGGGCGGTGGCTCGTGCAAGCCGCCACCGCCAACCTGGCCGTGGGATTGTCGGTATCGATGGGGCTTGTCGATGAAGCATGGAACGTTGATCGCCAAGCGGTCGAATCGGGGCTCGTGCCGACCATGCTCCAACGGCGATCGCCGCAACTCTGGATCGTGAGCACGGCCGGCGACTCGGGATCAGACCTCTTGCATGTCTACCGAACCGCCGCACTTCGCCAGTTGGAAGACCCGGAAACGGCGGAAATCCTCTTATTGGAGTGGAGTGCGGAGCCGGATGCGGCGATCGATGACATAGACGCATGGAAAGCCGCGAGCCCGCATTGGTCAGAGGGGCGGGAAGCCTATATCCGAACCCAAATGGGCATCCTGCCCGAGCAGACGTTCCGAACCCAGTTGCTGAATCAGAAAGTCGATGCCCTCGGGGGATGGCTTACCCGGGCGGCGTGGGATGGGTGCCGATCGCCGCTTGAGCCCCGGGCCGGGTCGAGCGCAAACCGCGTCCACGCGGCGATCGAATATGCGGCCGATGGCCAATCCTTCGCTATGGTGATCGGCCAGCGAGTGGAAGATCGGATCGTGGTTCGCTCATGGCTTATGGAGACAATCGATCAGTTATGGGCCCGGGTATGCGAACTGCCCCGCGATGCACTGTTATTGCAATCGGTGGGCTTCCGGGATCGGCTCCCCCTGGCTCCCTGCGAGTCCAAACCCGTAGGGCTCCCCGAGCTCCGCTTGGCCACCCGCTATGCCGGCCGGGCGATCACCGATCAGATAGTGGCCCATGATGGCGACCCCGACCTCACCGCCCACGTGCTCGCCGCGGTCATTGCCTACTCGGAGCAGGGCCCCGTGCTTTCGATGCAGCGATCGCCGGCTCCGATCACTCTTGCCCGGGCCCTCGTTTGGGTGCTCGGCTCGATCCTGGAAGCCGACCAAACCACGCGGCCGATGGTCGTAAGCCGGGCGCACTCGTAAAAACTCCGTAAAGTCCGATCCCCCCGCCGGACGTGCCGACAATAGCCGTCCGACGGGGGGTGTAGAGTCGCCCGGATGCGGCTCCGCTTCCGGCGATCTCCGGACACCCCTACCCCGCCCCAACCGCGGGCAAACGGGGTATCGCCACGCTCAAGCTTGGCCCCCTTTACCTTCCCCTTGGCCACGCTTGGGGTGTCGCGATCACAAGCGATGGGGCTAAGTGTGGTCGCCAATGCTCGCCACCTAATCGTGGATATCGCCGCCCAGCTATCGGTAAACCGGTTCCGCGGCGACCAGGAGCTCGACCCCGGCCCCCTCTTGACCATGCCAGACCCCGATGAAGGATGGGGCTACACCATCGGATGGACGATGGACGATCTCATTTTCTACGGGGTGAGTTATTGGCTCGTGCTGGTGCGCGACTCGGACGGATTCCCGGTGCGGGCTCGCCGCCTGCCGCCGGGAAGCGTGGCGATTCGCTGGAAAAACGATTGGGCGGCACTGTCTCGGATCGATGACGTATCGATCGGCGGAAAGTCGATCCCCGCCGATGACGTTTTACGGATCACGTTCCCAAGCGGTGGAGTGCTCACCGAAGGGGCCCCGATCATCCTCTCCGCCCTGGAACTGCAAACCGCCGCCGACCGCTCCGCCACCGTCCCCCTGCCGGCCGGCGTTCTCACAAACACGGGGCAGGAAATCGGGGAGGATGACGCGGCCGCTATCGTCGCCGCATTCGACACCGCCCGCGAATCCGGGGCCACCGCATTCCTGCAATCGATGACGTTCGAACGTACCCAAATCGACTCCGCCGATTTGCAGCTTGTGGAAGCGATGGCGGCGATGGATACGCGGCTTGCCCGGATGATGAACGTGCCCGTTTCGATGGTCGCCGCCAGTGCATCGGGAGCCGCCCGAACCATGCTCTACCAGTCATTGCCACAAGCCCTAACCGCACTTGTCCAACAATGCGTCGCACCGTACTTGGTTTGCATCGAAGACGCTCTATCAAATCAAGCATCGCCGCGGGGCCAGTCGATCCGATTCAACACGGGGGATTGGCTTCGCTTCGCGCAAGTGTCGATCGCGGTTTCGCAACCGGCCGGCACTCCGCCACTCGCACCGGAAGGGGAGCCCCAATCGTGAAACTCCAACTGACCGCCCAACCAATCAGTCTGGAACTCGCCGAATCGGTCGATACCGGCGAAGACGAACCCAAGCGTATCGTTGGCGGCTTGATCGTCCCCTACGGCAAGCCGGCCATGGTGGGCGGTCGGATGGTCGAGTTTGAAGCCGACTCGATCCAGATTCGCGATCACGTGCCGCTCGTGCTCGGCCACGATCTCAACCGGCCGATCGGCGTTTTGGTCACCCACTCAAGCGGCGAAGCGGGGCTCGCCGGAGTCTTCGCGGTCGATCAGACCGCGGACGGGGATACCGCGATCGCCCAGGCCAAATCCGGGAGCCGCCGCGGCCTCTCCGCGGGGGTAGACGTGCTCCGCTTCCGAGAGGAAGACGATCGCATGATCGTTGAAGCCGGCGAGCTCGCCGAAACCAGTCAAGTCGTCCTCGCGGCCTATCAGGAAGCCGCCATCACCACGGTTGCCGCCACGAAAACGGAAGGGGAAACGATGGAGCCGGAGCAAAAGCCGCAAGCCGAAATCGCGGTGGAGGAACGCAAAGCGGAGGAAGCGGCGGAGCGGCGAAGTAGCCCCGTGATCGTGACCGCCGATCGCGAACCGCCACGGATGCGGCTCGGCGAGTACGTGCAAACCTACATCGCCGCCGAAAAAGGGGATCGGCGAGCGGTGCAGAGGATCGAAGCCGCGCTTACCCGGGAAGTCGTCGGATCGAATCCGGGAGTGATCCCGATTGCCTACGTGTCGGAAATCCTGGACGCTTTGGAGTCGCCGCGGACACTGTTCAATGCGTTCTCGCGAGCCGAACTGCCGCCGGCCGGGATGACCGTTCGCCGGCCGGAAGTGACCGCCCGCCCATCCGCCACCGGATGGCTCGCCGATGACACCGCCGGAGCCCCCACCGGGCCGATCACCCTCGGAAACCACGATACGCCAGTGCTGCAATGGGCGTGGGGAGTCGCCGCCAGCGTGGCCCTCGTGGAACGATCAAGCCCATCTTACGTGGAGGAAGCGTTCCGGCAGATGATCGCGTGGTATTACCGGGAAGTGGAAGCCAAGATCGCCGCCGAACTGGAAAAGATCGCCGCCGGCACGGCAACCACCCTCGGCGGGGCCGCATCCGCCTACATGCAAGCCTATGGCGAGTGGCCCACCCTGCTCGTGGTCGGGGGCGATGCCTACGGCAAGATCGTCGACGCAAGCGGCGTTCTCATGTTCGCCAGTGGCTCGGCCGACCTTCGCGGAAACGCCAACCTGGCCGGCGTCCGAGTAGTCGCCAGCGGCGATCTCACCCCGGGCGATGCATGGCTCGTGGACTCCGACCTTCTGGAAAGCCGCGAATCCACGCCCATCCGCCTCTCCGTCTCCGACGTGACCAGCCTATCGTTGGAAATCGGGGTCACGAGTTTCTATGCCCTCTCCAACCTGGCCCAGACCATCGGCGGCATCGCGGGTGGCGTTCGCATCGCCGGCTACACCCCGCCGGCCCAGTTGGGCTCGGGCTCAAGCGCCGGCCAGTTGGGCTCCGGCTCGGGCTCGGAGCAGAGTGGAAGCCGAGAAACCGAAAAGAGTCGCCGCAGGTAGGGCGAAAGACGCTCCCCCTGCCCCGCTCCCCGCTTCGACCCAGTGGGGGCCCGACCATGGCGAGTGGTTCGCATGGGACGTGTGAAGCGGCGGGGCAGGGGGAGCCGGATCGGAGGAAGCATTGGCCACCTGGCCGATCACGGATAGCGAAGTTGCCGCCTACATCGGGCCGATGACCGACCCGGAACGCCTAACCGACGCCACCGCCGCCAGCATCGCCTACGTGGAAAGCCGGCGAAGCGATCTCGCGATCGCCTACTTCGAAGCCGGCATCGCCCCCGATGACGTGGCCCTGGGAGCGATCATCTATGCCAGCCTGCTTTACAACCAGCGGAGCTCGCCGACCGGGTTTGCCCAGTTCGGCGACGGGGCGATCGACGTTTCCGGCGAGCCGGCCTACCCACGAGCGATGCGGCTTATCGGATGGCGAAGACCAATCGCCCTATGACCATGCCCGATCCGATCATCGCCAACGTGCCGACCGCCCTCGATGACCTCGTAGACGCGATCCGAGCGGCCGGCGTGGCATGCACACGGAACCCGGAGGAACTGCAACCACCCGCGGCGATCGTCGCCGCCCCAACCTTTGTGGGGGCCACCCACGGGGCCCTTGCGGTCACCGTACCCGTCTATTTCGTGGTCGCCGATCTCGGCCAGCGGGCGGTCGATCAATCGCTCGCCATGCTCGCCAATGCCCTACCCGTACTAGGCACGAGAAACGCGAACCCGACGCTATGGGTAACCCCGCTCAATCCGCAGGGGCTCCCGGCAATGATGGTATCCGTCCAAATGACAATCGAAGGGGCTTGATATGGCTTTTGCAGACTCGCGGCTCGGGCCCGGCACGCTCACGTTCGGAACCGGCGGCACCCAAGACGCTTCCACCCAGGTATCGACCTGCACCCTCACCCCGAGCGTGGATTCCACGGACGGCACCCCCACGCTCGCCACCCCCGAGCCGCCGCCCCTCTCAACCACTTCCTACACCCTCGACTTCACCGCGATCAACGACTTCACAAACCCGGGCGGCTTCCAACGGTATTGCTTCGACCATGACGGGGAGGAGCAAGACTTCGAATGGACACCCAACACCACCGACCAAACCCCCGCCGTCCTCACCGGGAAATGCACCATCCAAGCGTTCCCGATGGGCGGCGACGTGGCAACCCAACTGACCACGGACGGATCCTTCCCGATCACCGGAAAACCGGTGTGGACGGGTGGGGTAACGCCGACCAGCCGCGGCGGCGAGTCGAAGCGGGGTAGCAAATGATCGAAGTAAGCGGCATCGCCACCTACACCGATGGCACCGTGGTTCCCTACACCGCCACCCAACGCGAGTTTGGAGCGTGGGAGCGATACGCATTCCGAGCCGGCCTACCGGTGCAGCAAGCCCAAATCACGATGGCCCGGTTCCTCGCCTACGCGGCGATCACCCGCGGCGATGATGACCCGATCAGCTTCGAAGCGTTCGATGCCACGGTCGCCGAAGTAACCGCCAGCGAAGACCCGGCCACCCTCGACCCTACCCTGCCGGCACGATCAACCGACTAATCGCGATGATCGCCCTGGAAAGCGGCATCGCCCCAAGTGTGCTTTTGGAGGAAGACCCGGCCATGATCGCAACCATGCTCGACGTGCTCGCCGAACGGAGCCGGCGTGGGTAAGGCAAATGTCACCGTGGAAGTTGAGGGGGTGAAGGAAACGCAAGCCGCGATCTCGCAAGTGGCCGGCGGGATCACGCCGGACGGGGCCCCCATGCGAGCCGCCCAGTTTGCCGCATCGGGGGAACTGGCATCCGCCCTCGACAAAGCGGCACACTCCGCCCCACCCCCGCAAGCCGCCCTCGTGGCGGCGACCATCCAACGATTACCCGATGGCGTGACCATGGGCGGCGATACCCGGGTAGGCCACCGAAACACCCCCGCTCGGGAGCTCGTCGCCGGGTCGGAGCACGGCGGGCATAACTTCGCCGCCCCGCATAGCTCGGCCGGGTATTGGATCGCCCCCACCATCGCCCGCGAGCGCGAAGGGAAGACGAAAGACGCGATCCAGGGCGGCGTTGATGCGGCGATCAGTGAGGCCGGATTCTAGTGGCCGGCCTACTCGGATCATTCTTCGGCGGCTCCGGCGACATTCTCATAAAAGTCGGGGCCGACGTCGGCGATGCCGTCAAAGGCTTAGGGGAAGTCCACGGTGCCCTCGATGAAACCGCCGGCACCGGAGCCCGGATGCAGAAAGGGATCGAAGCCGCCGCCGTGCCGGCCGCCGCCGCCCTGGCCGGCTTGGGAGCCGCCGGCCTTGCCTGTGCCAAAGCGGCGGCCAGTGCGGAGGAATCCCAAAAAGCGATGGAAGACCAAATCCGCCGCTCGACCGGGGCCACGCAAGGGGCGATCGACGCCAATAACGAATGGCTTTCCAGCTACTCCAGACAAGTCGCACTCTCACAAGGGGAACTCCGCCCCGCCCTGGCCGGGCTCGTGCGATCGACCGGCGAGCTATCCAGTGCCCAAGAACTCCTGACCCTCTCGGCGGATACCGCCGCCGCCACCCATAAGGATTTGGCGACCGTTTCGGCGGCGGTCGGGAAAGCCTACAACGGCAACTACGGATCACTCAAGCGGCTCGTCCCGTCGATCTCAGACGCGGCGATCAAATCCGGCGATTGGGCGACCGTACAAGCCGAACTCAACAAGCAAGTCGGGGGAGCCGCCCAAGAATCCGCGAAGACCACGGAGGGCCAATACCGGTTGCTTACCTTGCAGATGAAGGGGTTACAGGTGGCGATCGGGAAAGAACTACTCCCGGTCTTCTCCGAGCTCGTGCAATTCATGATCCCACTGGTGGGGATCGCGAAGGAAAACTCGCATATCTTCAACGTGCTCGGAGGGGTGATCGCGGCCGTCGCCGGGGCCGTGCTCGCCCTAAACGCCGCCCTCAAGATTTACACCGCGGTTACCAAAGCGTGGACGGTAATCACAAAGGTTGCCCGAGCCGCCCAAATCCTTTGGACGGCCGCCCAGTGGGCCCTAAACGTCGCCATGACCGCGAACCCGATCGGGCTTGTGATCGTCGCCATCGGAGCCCTCGTGGTGGCATTCGTGGTGGCCTACAAAAAATCGGCCACGTTCCGCTCGATTGTCAATGCCAGTTTCCATGCCGTAGTCGAAGTCGGGAAGGAACTTTGGCATCTCATGGCCCCGTTCATCGACTCGTTGGAGCAAGCGTGGGGAGCGGCGAAAACGTTTGGGTCGATCGTCGCCGGGGTCTTCTCATCGGTCTGGAATGCGATCAAACGGGTAATCGACCTGCTCGGCTCGTTGGCATCGAAGGTAGGGAGTATCCACCTGCCGCATATCCCCGGCGTGAACGTCGCCGCCTACCCGGTGCCGATGATGGCCCCGGCCGGCGCGGGCACGTTCGCCGCCGAAACCGGGCAAGGGATGATCGTAAACGTGACCGTGACCGGGGCCATCGACCCGGAATCCTCGGCAATCCAAATCAAGCGGATATTGGAACGCTACGATCGCCGCCGCGGCCGGCGACCACTCGGTGGTGAACCATCCTCGTGAGCGTCCTGGATACCACCACCTATGACGTCGGGATCACCCTCGACGGGGCCCCGGTCGATCCGGCGATGGTGGTATGCGACGTGACCATCCGAAGCGGTCGAAGCCGGCAGGATGACGGCATCGAGCCGGCCAGCTGCACTATCGAAATCCTCTCCGTGGCAAGCGGCGGAGCCGCCGAAGTGGACGTGACCCTGGCCCAACTGGTGCAAATCACGGTCGATGGCCAAATCCGCTTCACCGGGCGAACGTCGGAGATCAGCCGCACCCCAACCACGATCGGGGAGGAAGGATGGACGTGGACGATCGTAGCCGTGGGCAACCTGGCCCGGCTCGCCCGGTTCACCCTCACCCCACCCATACCCCGGGAAACCGCCGCCGCCCGAGCCCTTCGCATCATTCAAGCCGTGGCCGGCGGGGTAGCCGATATCCGCGGCGGAGCCGGCTACGAACTCGCCGCCTACGGGGCCAGCACCGACCCCCCCGTCCACCTCGACCAAATCCTCGGCCAACTCGTCGCCGACACGGGGGCAGTCGTCCAGGATATGCCGGACGGGTCAACCATGGTGCAGTTCGCCGATGGCCGTCTCTCCGCCGACCTTTTCGCCCCCGACCCAACCGTCACAAGCAGCGATCTCGCGTTCGCCCAGTCGGATGACGTAATCAACGAAATCATTATCAGCTACGGCAATAACCAGGATATGACATTGCAAGCCCCGGCATCGATCACCCAATACGATTTGCGATCCGTCAGCTTAGACACCCAACTAGACGATAACGCGAGTGCCACCACCCGCGCCGAATCGATCATTAGCCGATTGGCGTGGCCCTCGTGGGGGATCGACTCGCTCACGACGTGGGATCGTGACTTCCTAAACCATGAAATCGGGGCGGTGGTGCAAGTCTCCCCCTTGCCGGTCGGGGCCCCCGTCGCCGACCCCTGGCAAGGGGTGATGGAAGGATACGTCGAGCACTACCAACCATCGACCGATGGCTCCGGTAGGGTGCTCGGAAGCTTCCTCTTGGCGATCGGCGATCTCCAACACTCCGCCGAAACGATCCACTGGGCCGGCGTTACCCCATCGCTCACCTGGGCCGGAGTCGATCCCCAAACCGCGTGGAATGAAGCGATATCCAATGCAGCACTCACACCCTAGGAAGGGATAACCGTGGCGAGCGTAGAACCCCGTGGGGCGACCACTGGCGGGCTCCCCTACCCGGAAGACACCGACCCGGTAATGGCCGGAGCCCAAGCGATCAAATCACTGGCCCAAGCGATCCCCCAAGAGTGGTTTCGAGCCGAGAAGATCGGCCAGTTTTCGATTGGCGGCGGCGGCGGCGACGTGAACGTGGGCGGGGCCGGGTCACCATGGGACGTGGCCGAAGCGAGCTTTGCGATCACCGGGGGGCCGGCCGGCTTCACCATCCCCACCGGGAAGGGCGGCGTTTGGCGGTTTACCGCCGCCGCCACCATCGCCATCGCCAGCGGAACCCGGGTAACCGTCGCCGTAAATGCGAGCGGCGGCGGGCAGATCGGCTTCCAGTTCGCCGCGGCCGCCGGGGCGGGCATGAATGAAACCTACATCGCAAGCGGCCTTTTGCGAGTCGCCGCGGGCGAAGTCGTAACCATGAGTGTTGCCCAAAACTCGGGGAGCTCCGCCAACTTCGGAGTCGCCGGATCGAGCCGGTACGCCACCCGCTTCTCGGCCGAACGGGTAAGCACGTCGTGAGCCGGATTCACAATGGGCAACTGGTGATGGTGCAAGTGGCCACCGCCCTCTTGGGGGCCGCCTGCGGATGGTTCCTGGAAGCACTGATCCGGCGGTGGGAAGTCGGGCTCGTGCCGCTCGTGATCGGCTTCGGAGCCGCCTGCATCGCCGCCATGCGAGAGTACCCCGAGCAATGAGAATCCGAGCCCGAATCGCGATCGCCGCCTGCCGGCTCGCCGGCATGGAAGCCCACTACCCACCCGCCCCCGAACCCGACCGGGAACGAGTCCCGACCAAAGTACGCGACGGATCGCCCTGCACCGGATGGCCAGTCGAGCCGCGACGATACGTGAGGCCGCGATGACGCTCAAACGAGTGTGGATCCCATCGCCGAACTACTCAAGTCGGGGCGGCTCCGGCGTCCGGCTCGTGGTCGTGCACACGGCCGAAGGGGCTCGCACCTATCAGGAGCTCGGAAACTTTTTCGCCAACCCCGCTTCCCAAGTCTCATCGCACGTTGGGATCGATGACACCCCGGGCAAGATCGGCGAATACGTCAAACGGCCGGACAAAGCATGGACGGCCGCAAACGCGAACCCGTTTTCGATCCAGGTGGAGCTATGCGCATTCGCGGCGTGGACGCCGGCCCAGTGGGATCAACACCCCCAAATGCTCCAAAACTGCGGCGAATGGATCAGGGAAGAGTGCAACCACTACGGCATTCCCATACGGAAACTCTCCGCCGCCCAAACCGAATCCGGCATGGCCGGCGTTTGTGGGCACCGCGATCTCGGATGGGCCGGCAATGACCACTCAGACCCCGGCCCCAACTTCCCATGGGATCGGGTAATCCAAATCGCCAAAGGTGGCTCCGGCGGCGGCGGCAAGCCGGCCCCCGTCCTCGGAGCACTACCGTTCATCGCCGACTGGGAGGAAGACGATATGGCACTACCCGACTACGTAATCAACGATGTGGCCAACGGATCGCGGAAGTTCGCCGTCTATCCGTCCGGGCTCGTTAGGCGGATGGCCGGCCCGGAATGGCAATACGTGCGCGACAAGTTCAACGTGCCGATCTTCGAAATGAAAAATGCGGAGGAAGGGGAGCGATACTTCCAGTTCGATCAAGCACTCCGCGGGCAAGTAAAGGAACGCGACTAGTGGTATTGGCGATCTCACTTTGGGGGGTGCTCGTGATACTCGCGATCGTGGTGTTGGCCATCCTGGCCATTCGGATGATCGCCCGATGACCGGGCTCGACAATGCCGCGTTCTACGCGGCATGCGCAATCGGCGTGGTGCTCTGGCTCCTGCCGGCGATCATCCTCTCCACCACCTACGCCATATGCACACGCTCGGCGGAGCGAGCCTACCGGGATGGCCACCGCGACGGATGGGCCGCGGCCGAGTTTGAAGCCCGCGAGCGAGCCGCCGGCCAGCATGCCCACGAGCTCGCCAGCGAACCGGACGTGCAAACCGACGCCGCACTCGTGGGAGTCGCCGCCCAGCTAGTCGATATCGCCGAAAACCTCCGCAATGAACGCGGCCGGTAGAACCGCCCTCGACGTGCTCGCCGCCATCGGCGCAGTATGGGCCACCCTCACACTCGCATTCATCGCCCTCTTACTATGGGACGAACTCACCTACCGCCGCCGCCGCCGCCGCGACTTCGGCGAGTAGTGGCGACCCCTCAAACCCACTCCGATCAGGGGAACGCATGCCCACGCATGAAGGGGGGCGGGGCGGGGGATCGCCACTAGTCGCCGCATAGCGGTTTTCAATGGAACCCCGTAGAATGGGGGTTAGGAAGCGGCGGGGGAGCGGCGAATAGGACGCCGGCTCACACCCCGCCGCCACACGGAAAGGATAGGCGACTATGCCTATAACCGCCCAACAGGTGCGCGAGGGGAAGCGGGTACGTATCCACGTGACCGCGGCCGATATCGAAACTGCGGTGCGGCGAGACTCGCGCTATTGCCCGATCGCCGCGGCACTGGCCCGAGCGATCCCGGACGCATTCAATATCCGGGTATCCGCACTCAAGCCCGATGATCCAACCACGATCGCATTCTCGATCGAGGAGGAGCGATATACGTACATCGCCCCGTGGGCCGCGGATAACTTCGCGGTCGGATTCGACAATGGGGAGACTCCCGAGCCGTTTACCTTCGCGCTCGGGCAAAAGCCAAAGATCACCGCGCGAACGGGGCACGGCCGCAAGCCGGCGGCGGGGCCAGCACCTGCCGTCGAAGGTGCTGGACGGGTGACGTCGAAGCCCGAGCCCGAGCCCGCTTCGACGTCGAAGCCCAAGCCGCCGTCGAAGCCCGAGCCCGAGCCCGCTTCGACGTCGAAGCCCAAGCCGCCGTCGAAGCCCGAGCCCGAGCCCGCTTCGACGTCGAAGCCCAAGCGGCCGTCGAAGCCGACGAAGGGGGGCGCTCGTGCAGGTGCTGGACGTCCCCGCCAGACCCGGAGCTATGGGCATCGCCGGAACGGGAACGGGGGAACCACCGCCGCGTAAAAACCCCTGCAAAATAGGGAAGGGAACCACAAAGGGGGCCCCCTCGGAAGCCGTTAGATCGGCTCTGAGGGGGCCCCCTTCGGCTAGTTGTCTGGCCCGAGATCGGTGAGGACGTACACCGTGCGAAGGTTGATCCAGGATTCGGCTTTGCCGGTCGTGACCCCGAGCTTGCCGGCCCCAAGATGGATCATGTCGCCCTGCCGGCCGTCGTAGGTGCCGATCATCTTGCCGCCGGGCCACTCGGCTTGCACGCGGTGCCCATGCTTGATCGGCATGACCGCATACCACGGGCCCTCTTTGCGGGTGGTCGGATCGATCATTTGCGGCTCGCCCGCGGCTCGGGGGTCGGATCGGCTTCCTCGGGGCTTTCCGCCACGTGGTCGATCAACCGCTCGATCCACGCCGCCCCCTCATAGTCGCGTTCCTCGTGGGCCAACCGCTCGCACTCCTGGCGGAGTGCTTCCACGATCGCGGCTTCCTCGGCTTCGGTCAGTTCCAGGAACTTCATCCCCGCCCCCAATCATGGTGTGATGGGGCGGTGCCATCCGCCGGGTCACCGTTATAGGGCGGCATCGCCACCGCCAAATCGGCGTCGCCCAGTTCGGCGATCGCCCACTCCAAACACCACGCGATCACCTTGCGGTGTCCGAAGATCGCCGCCGCGTGATCCAACTCGGCGATCAGTTCATCGTATGGCCCTGGCACTAGACCCCCCCTTCATCCTCGGGGTCAGCGAGCACACCCATCCGCGACCGCGACAGGTAGAGCAGTAGAACAGGTCGTCCATCGTGTCGCTTTCGCCAAAGCAGTCAGGGCAGGGCTCGCCGCTCATTTCGTGCCTTGGTCGATCCGACGTGCGCGGCAGGTTAGATGTTCGTGCCCGCTAGTCATGGTCGCCGCGCCTGGTCGATTGCCACATCTCGGTAATGCTTCTCGCGCCCCCTGAGCAAGTCGAGCAGCCCATCGAATGCCGCAGCAACGTCAGCGTGGCGATCAATCTCCGTATCGCTCACCGCGCGGTTCATCGCTCGACGCTCCTTGTCCCGTAGCTCCTCGCCGAAATCCGCGACCACGGCGAGCGTCTGCTCTACAGCGTGAGCTAGTTGGTCGATATGGATGACCCGACAACCAACGCCTTTGTCATCAATACACGCCCGCTTGGCGCGCTCCATCGCTGCTGTTCGTAGTTCATCGTGAGTCATCGCGCCCCCCTGAGCAAGTCGAGTACGGTTTTTCTGCCGAGGTACGTTACCGGCGCACCAGTCAGCCTGCTCGGCTTCACCACGTCCTCCCGCATTCGAGGCACCTCACACGCTTGCGAAGACTGGCGCCCCACGCGAAATCCCGTTCGACCTTGACCACCTTCTTGCATGCGGCGCAGTACGCCGTCGGCGCTACTCCCAGCAGCTTTCGCTCGCTGTCCACGGCTCCCAACCCCTCTCGTGGTACATCCGGTGTGCCAGCAGCGTGTTCGACCAGACGGCGGCGGTTTCGATGGTAGGAAAAGTCGTCCCATGCAAGCAGGGTGCAGAAAACGACGGCCGACCCGATTTCGACCACGCCGACAACGTAGATAATCCACAAAACCACGGTTGTTGCCGTGCTATTGGGGAGCCCGCTCACGACTGGCGAGTTTATCGGCGATGTCTACCAGTTGCGCGGCGATGCCCATTAGGCGGGCGTCCGACTGAACTTCCCCGTTCGCGATCGGCCCGGCCGCGTGGTCGGCCGCGGCGACTTCGCGGGCTTGGTATTCGGCCGCGTCCCAACCGTCGCGATGCCCTTGCCGATAGGCACGTTCCGCCGACCGTTCGCATAGCGCATAGGTGGTCGCCAGGATCAGCGCGGGCAGTAACCACAAAACCACGCCGACCGCGATCGCCGCGTAAAAGCCGACGTTTGATAGCCCGGTCACCGGGCGACCAAGCGGATAAACACGACCACCAGCACTAGCACGATTAGTAGCGTGACCACGAATCCAAGCGACACCGCGAGAAGGGGCA